CTCCAGACTCCACGACACGATGAAATGCGCCAGCAGGATGTCGGCCATCGACAGCGCCACTCCTGGACTGACGTCGGTTCCTTCCTTGACATCCATGTCCTTGAACAGTTTCTTGCGCTTGCCGGAGGTGATGTCGATGGGCTCCATCATCTCAACGGTCTCGCCGGTACTCAGTTCGATCTGCATTGCTCCCCGTTTCGGTGGTGATCAGGCGTAGGTGCCCGACGGCTTGGCGTTCTGGATGGTTGCCTTGAGGTGGGACAGACCGAGCGAGGCACCCGCGTCCGTACTGTTCGGCAGGCAGGTGTAATCGAACTCGTACTCCACCCACTGCTTACCGCGCGTCGTCTTTACCTCATTGATGCGCGTCACGGTGGAGTGAAGCTTGACCTGCACCAATGCCGCGCCAGCGCCCTGAGTGAAGTTGAAATCCAGAGGGATTTTCGTCCCGGCAAGGTAGTTGACGAGCTGCGTGTTGGTGTCCGCTACCAGGACGAGCTTGCCGCTCACCTCGGCCGCCCCGACGAACATCTGGTAAGGCGCCTGCGTTCCGTCGGCAGTGTGGATCGGACCGCCCTCGCGCTTGATCTTCATCTCACCGTCTACCAGGGTGAGGCTGGAAATCGAGTTGAGAGTAACCGTCGACAGCCAACCGGGCAGAGCGGCAATGGTGGAGTTGGAGTAGGCAGGCTTGGTCTGAGTTGCCGACTGATACCCCTTGGCGGTGGCGTCCCAGGTGAACAGCTTCTCGCCGTCCCACTTGAGATTCAGGTCATAGAACTGAACGCCAGGAAAACCCCGGTTCTCCACGACCTGAAAGTCGTTGAGCGAGTACGCGGGCGGCTGACCATCAGTGCTGTTCTTGATGGCACCCGCGTGGGTAAACGGCGCTGACGCTCCGGTTACGGTAACGTCTCCCAGGATTCCCATCAGCGGATAGCCAATGGTATCCGGGAAGACAGGGCCAGACATGGACAGTTCGCTGAAGACCGGACCGGCAATCTGGTCGTAGACCTTCGCCATACTGCCGCGCATACCATCGTCGTCCAACCAGACCGTCTTGTCCACTGGATCGAACTTGGTCAATGGCAGGAAGTCGGCGGAAGGGACGAAGGTGCCCTTTGTCGTCTCTTTGGCGATGCCGTAGAAGCTTAAGGCTGTCGGGTTAGCGGGCATTACTTCGCCTCCTTCTTACTGGTGTCGACCTTGCCGACGAGAGACCAGCGGAAGTCGGGAGCCTCGTCGGCCTCCACTTCCGCGCCCTCGTACACGTAGCCGTAGTCGTGATAAATCCGATCTTCCCCGCTGTAACGGTACTTGGGCATCAGGCGACTACCTCTTCGGTTGCGGTCCACTCAATGAAGAACCACTGGACCGGCGTGCCATTCGCCGTTCCCGTGTTGATGTATTGGATATCGCCGACCTTGGTACGGATCTGCGGGTTGGTTCCTTGCGCGTTCTGAAAGACATCTGTCGGGTTCTGACCCATTCGAGGGTCCGAACGAAGCCGGGCCACGATGGCCTCGATCATGTCGTCGGTCGAGTCCGCCATGTCGTCCCCGGTGCCGTCCAGCAGATGGCAGACCTGGAGCTGCATCGCGTGATCGACCATCCGCACACCGAGCACGGCGGGCACGGACACCCGGTTCTCGCTGTCTTCGGGCATGTGCAGGCAGGCGAGCGTCTGATCCGGCACGGTGCCGCCCATCGCCACCAGTTGCATCTGGTTGTCCCAGCCCCGCTGAACGACCGGCAGGCCAGGGATCGGCGGCGTCGTGAGGAACCGCTGCGCGATCAGGCGAATGCTGTGCCGACTCACGAGTGCTGCCCACCCCCGCCGCGCCGACGGCCGTGCCGGGCCGGGTGCTCCAGCTCGAACGCACGCCCGGCGTAGCACGCGAGCGCCCAGAGGGCGATCTCTCCGGCGATCAGCAGGATGAGCAGCGCGTTCATCAGCGAGTCCTCCTCAGTGGCGTCAGAAGGTCACACGCTATCGACACGTTGTCATCGGCCGGGATGCGCTGAGCCCGGCTCAATTGTGATCCACTTTGTGTGTAACGGGAACTGAGCCCGCTCACGGCCGGAGCGATGAGCGCGACGGCGCCTCTCGTCTGTATGAGCGTGCTGCACAACAGGATCACGGCCTGCTTGACGAACGGCGGCAGACCGCTGACCGACACGCCCGGCGCCGCGTGCGGGTAAGCCAGCGGCGCGGCCAGCGCGACGGTGGCACTGCCGATCGTGTAGGTGGCGTCGGCGGTCACCGTCTCGGTCTGCGCCCCGTCGAAGATCGTCAACTGTGTCTTGCCCGGCAGGATGCCGGTCGGGTCCCGCACGACGATCGAGGTGGCCCCGGCCAGCGCCGTGCTGGCCAGGTAGGTGTTGGGGAAGCCCGCCACGTAGCTGTAGAGCGCCCGGACCTTGGCGCCCGGTCGGGGACCCTGCCCGAACTGGAGTGGTCCCGAACTACTCCAGGTGCCATACCCCATCGGTACCTGGAACTCGGTTTCCTCAACCCACACGTTGCTCAGGTCGGTGAGCGCCGTGAGGTTGTTCGGCTGGGTGCCGTAGGCGAACGCCGTCACCTCGATGATCGGGAAGAACCGGGGGAAGATAGTTGCGTTGCCGTCGCGGTCGACGGTGTACCGGCCCTGGTAGGTGTCGGTGCGAGCGCTGAGACTCTGCCCGCAGATGACGTCTGCCCAGCTCGATGCCCGGCTGACGATGTCGTACAGCATGGCCTCGGTACCGGACGGGTTGCCTTTGACCAAGTTCGAGGTGTCCACGCCGGTCGGAGCCGTGCGGTATTCACCCGGCGTGATGTACGGCCTGTTGCCGTAGAGCGCCGGTACCGCAGTGAGCTGGGCCGTCGCCACCTGTCAGGCACACCTTCCGCACGTCACGAAGTAGTTACGGTGGCCGTTGGGGCAGACATGCTCCCGACTACGCGCGACGCCGCCGACGCTGGCCGGGAAGTAGCCGATCTCTTTCAGGGCGGCGGCGTGGGTAGCGTCGCTCACCTCGATGATCCGGCCCTTGTAGCGCTTGGTGCCCACGTCGGCCTCCACGCACCCCCGGTCGGGAGACACGAGCTTCATGTGAGCGCCGCCCCGCCTTCCTTGGTCACGTTCATCTGGAAAATCTGCCGCTGTTGGTTGAGGTAGGCAATGACTGTGTTCTGGCCAGCCGGGGCGGCGGCGATCGAAACGGCCGCCGCTGTGTATTTGGCCTGGAAATCGTCCTTCTGCGCCTGGCTGTGCCCCGAACTGGTCATGCCTTCGCTCCCGCCTTGCGGGGCGGCGGCTTTGGCGCATCCTCTTCCGCCTGGGCCTTCTCCACGGCGTCAGTCTTTGCCGGGGACGGCTGAACGAGGGGCAGCGTCGCCTTGAGGCCATCCACGTCGTACGACACCTGCGAGGCCAGCTCATAGCAGACGCCGAACTGAACACCCGCCGCCTCCTGCACGTCCAGGATTCTCTGCGTGTCGTATGGGTCAATTCCGTGCAGGTCCTCCAGGCGGACGCCCAGGTGATCCAGCTCGGTCATCAGGGCGTCGATGCGCAGGCGCAAGGTGGCTTCGGCCACGGCGACATCATTGGAAAGGTCTGCCAGGGCTTCACTGAAAGAAGACATCGAATGCCTTTCGAGGGTGGTCCCGACCGGCGCCGGGTACGGGGGGACGCGGCGCCGGTCGGGGGTCGATTACTTCTTGATGATGCCCTGGATGCAACCCTGCCACTGCGCCGCGTAGCACAGGAAGGTGCCGTACCAGTACGTGCTTGCCTCGTACGCAAACTGGGTCACCGGCCACTGAACGGCCATGTAGTCCTGGACGTTGAAGACCTTCCAAGTGTCGCTGATCTGGGTGTCCGGCAACGGAAGCGTCCAGCTCAGAATCGGCGTGATCCCCTGGAACAGCCACGGGTGAACGGTGAAGTCCACCATCTTGCCGGTAACCTCGTTCAGCAGACCGTTGACCACGGCGCCGATCTTGTAGCCGTTGGTCGACTCGTTCTGCACGGTGATGCGGTACGAAGAGGAGTTGCTGTTCAGCTTGATGAGGTCCGACAATTGCTTCCTGTCGTTCCCATTGAACAGAACCTCGTCAGGGTCCGCCTTGTTCTGATCGAACATGAAGGCGAATGCCTGGTTGTACTCGTCACCGGGGTTCGCGCTAAACGTGTTGTTCAGCGCCTTGACATACCCGCTGTTGACACCCTGGCAGATCGGCAGGATGCCGTCGTAGGCGAGCGCGGACGACTCGGACGCCGCCGCACCCGGGTTGGTGCCGGTCGTCGGCAGGCCACCGGTACCGGCGCCCGTGAAGTTGATCGTCACGACACCGAAGGTGTTCGTGAGGTTGGTCAGACTGGAGACCATCGAGCCGAACGGGGTGGACAGGGCCGTGGTCACCGGCCCGGCGCCCACCAGTCCGGCCGCTGTGTTACCGATGGTCAGCGAGGCCGGGAACTGGGTGCCCAGCGTGGCGGCAGTACCGATGTAGACCTTGTACGCCTGCGCGCCCGCGACTGCGGCCGGAATCGAGACGTCCACGACCCGGCCGGTGGCGGCCGACATGCCGGTGTTGGCGGTCGACTGCGCCACCAGGGTCTCGCCGAACTGCGTGGCGGCCGTGACCGAGATGACCACGGAGGCGATGTTCGCGGTGTTGCCCACCTCGCTGCCGACCGCTGCGCGCACGGTGGCGATCGGGGTACCCGGCGCCGAGAGCGCCCCCAGGAAACCGGACGCCGTGCCCCGGGCGCCCAGCAGCATCCGCTCTTCCATCAGCATCGAGGAGTAGAGCAGGCTCGTCTGGGAGAGCTGGCGAATGTCCTGGAAGCCCTGGCTGGAGAACTGGTTGCTCCAGGGCACCTGATCGGACAGCCCGTACTGGAGGTAGGGGACCGACGCCTCGTCGCCCTGGTAGCTGATCTTCGGACCGCGCAGGTAGTTGATCGAGCCGAACGTGGTGGTCGTGGAGTCGGTGATGCCGGGGAACAGGTTTCCGACGCCGGTACCGGTACCGGTGTGGCCGGTGATCCTCTTGTACCGGTGCGCCGTACCGACGCCTTTGCCGCGCGGCACACGGTTGCGCAGCGGGGTCGGACGCGGCGTGAGCAGCTTGGCCGGTGCCTCCAGGTCGAAGGCCACATAGCCGGTGCTCAGCGGGGACGTCAGGGTCAGGTCCTTGACCAGATCCGGCGAGGCGTCGAGCTGGGCCTGCACCGACGCCAGCACATCGGCGCCGAGCGCCTTGGTAAGCGTCGGGTCGGCCAGCGCCTTGCCCAGCAGCGAGACGCCGGACTCGGCGCCGTTCGCCTGCTGGAGCCCGGGGACGTCGGGGGTCCACTGGTTGTACCGGCCGGGGGCGAAGGTGGGGGCATCGTTCAGGGCGCTCTTGAGCAGCTCCAGCTTCCCCGCCTTGACGGCGGGGTCCTTGGTGTCAAAGAGCACCTCGAAGTCGACAGCGGGCACGAGGGGTCCGTTCTGGAGAGGTCAGGAGGCGGCGACCTGGGTCAGCTCGTCCAACTGGGCCTGCTTCGCCAAGATCATCTGGCCGTAGGCGCCCCGCATACCGGGGTCCTCCAGCGTGGCCAGCGTGTTCTTGAGGTTGATCAGCTCAGTCCGGAGCTGGTCACCGCCGTGGGCGGCGATCTGGGCGGCCTTGGTCCGCATACGAACCGGCCCGCCCGGGGCGGCCATCTTCTCTACCGTCTCCAGCCGCGCGGTGAGCGTGGCCACGAGCTGTGACAGCTCGTCCCTGACCGGCTTCACCGCCTCTGCGACCGAACTCTTGACGAGATCAGGCATGGCGTCCTTCTCCAACACCTTAACCGGTTCAGTAACTTCCGGCGCAGTTTCGGTCACGGGAATCTCCTCAGAGGTGGTGGACTTCATGCTGGTGCTCGGAGCGGTCTCGCCCTCGTTCGCCTCGTGATCCCACCAGCAGAGGAACTGCGCCAGCGTGGACACGAGATCGGTCAGGTCCCAGGTCTCATTCTCCCCGTGCATCGCCTCCTGGGCCTCGGCGATGAGGCACTGAAGCAGCCCGTCGCGGATGCTGGCCAGCGTCGCCGGGTCGTGGGCGAACTCGTCGCCGGACTGGACCGACTTGCCCTTCCACCCGGCCGGGATCAGGTCGGCGCGATTGAGCGCCTTGGCCCTGGCCTCGATGTGCGCCTTGGCCGCCGCCGGGTCTTTCGCCCGGCCGATGGCGTGGATGGCGTTCTCCAGGTCGCTCACGTTGGCGATCGGGAACCCACCGCCCGGCATCGCCGTACCCCGCGAGGCCATCCGCTGGCGCTCCTCGGCGGTGAAGTCGCGCTTCTCGACGTCGGGGCTGCCCACCCCCGCCGTCTTCTCCGTGGCGCCTTCGGCGTCCAACCCGACAGCTCCGGAAGTCTGGACACCTCCCTCGGCGGCGGGAGTGGGTAGCTCACCCTCCACGAGTTCCTCCACCTTGACAAGCCCTGTCGCCTCATCGAAATCATCGGCCACAACCTCTATGCCCGGTGTCGCGGCTTTTGCGAGGGTGAGCGTGCAGCTCGGGTTGGCCGGACGATCAACCAGGCTGACTTCCACCACCTGGCCAGAAACGATCCGCCCCCCGCTGGCGGCCTTGTCGTGGATGACGCGAGGGCCTCGGATTCCGATGGAGAAGCCTCTGAGAACACCGGCCTTGACTTTCTTGATCGAGTTGTCGTCAACGATGTGCGCCACGATGGTGTGCGCCCCGTTCTTCTCTGCGTACTCTGTGGCGACACCGGCCGCGATCGGCTGGTGCATCTCACGGATGTTGCCCGCACTGGAGAACCAGCTCGGGATGGCCGACTTGAGCCATGCGCCGTCGGCGATCTGCTTGTCGACGTCGAGGGTCTCGTCGGACACGGTGCCGGTGACGAAC